CGGCAATGCAAGGGTGTCCGGCGATGCATGGGTGTTCGGCAATGCAGAGGTGTTCGGCAATGCAGAGGTGTTCGGCAATGCAGAGGTGTCCGGCAATGCAGAGGTGTCCGGCAATGCAGATTACACAACTATTCATGGATTCGGTACTCAATTCCGCACAACTACATTCTTCAGATGTAAGGACAAACAAGTTAAAGTGTCTTGCGGCTGCTTCTATGGAACAATTCCAGAGTTCCGTGAACAGGTGAAAAATACCAGAGATGGAAAAATCGCAGAAGAATATCTGATGATTGCTGATCTCATGGAGAAACATTTCGCAGAAGAAGCAAAATAACAGAAACATCATAATCTATCGTAGAAAGGAGAGATTCTTATGGCAGTAATTAAAACAATAAAAAATGAATCTGGCGGGGTAATCAGAATACATGATGATTACTGCAAGGACAATACACATGAAGACAATCAAAGGATTGTCGATGAATGTTCGAGAATTATCTTGGACTACTACAGAAGAAAAGCAAATTTGGCATAAGCGCCCCGGAGGGAGCCGACACCTCCACCCCGGAGCAGTAAGCCACTAAACCAACCTTAGTGGATACAGGTAAATTATAATCCTCTATCCGCTAAAAGTCAATATAAGCGATAAGCGAGAGGAAAATAATATGGAAAATAAAAAAAATGCAACAAACAACGAAAAGATTACATGGAACGATTTGGAAACAATGCTAGCTACCGAAATCGTGAAAAAAGCAAAGAGAGAGACTAAGAAGTGGTTCAGTGCATGGCTTTTGACTGCCGCGCTGTTAATCATTACTAATATCTTTTGGTATATTGCTTACAGTCTGTAATCTTTTTTTCTTTTTGGAGGGGAAAGAATGAAATCACCTAGACAGAACAGAAAGGATATCGTAGTCAGTGTGATTATCGGGATCCTGCTTACTTTTCTTCCGGTGTGGATGTGGGAGAAGAACTTGCAGCAAGTCCTGGCAAGTATCGTATTCGCATTGTTTACGTATTTAGCACTGCTTTAAGAAAGGAGAGCGGAAATGTTTGAAAAAGAAATTAAAGAGCTTTTTGAGTTAGCATGGAGAGTTTCGAATGAAACAGATTATTTTGTTTCGTTTGACATCACTTCGCATGTACATGCTTGCATTATCTGCATTATGAATTCAAAGTGGGAGCCTAGAAAGGAAATGGATGGCATTTATACAATCTATTTTGATAATGAATTGCTTAAAGAGGAATCAGCCGAGCAGTGCAAGCTTGCAAAAGCACATCTTCTTAGACTCTTAATAGATGGGAGGTGTACGCTAAATGTTGAATCAGATGGAGTTGAAGCTCCTGCCGACAATGGAACTGATAACAACGGCGAACGAGCTTCTGGGGGAGCTGAACAGGCGGAAAGCGTACATTCTTGATTGGGAAAACCCGGACATGTATCTGAATCATCTCGAGTATCACTGTGCCGGCGGAGTATTTTCGAATGGTGAAAAAAATCCGGTGAGAGGGGATGGTTCTGACAATGTGTATTGCTTTTTTAAGGCGGTGTAAACATGGAAGAGCGCATTAATGAGATTGTTAGATTAATCGACACCCAGCTTGCTATTGTGCCGGATAATCCGATAGAGGAATCATATAAGGCAAGAACATTGGCAAGCTACGTACAAGCCTTAAATGGGCTTTTAACGGCTCAGAAATCATATAAGGAGGAAAGTATTAGTGAGTGAATTTGAAATCCGTATTCCGGCAAGGAAGAAGCAGCCGGCAACCGATAAGGATAACCCTGTCGTGAAAGTTTCGCCGGAAGCGTACAACGCACTGGTTGAGATTTATAACGAATCAACCATATCAATGAAAGATATTACAAGCTTGCTGATCGTTGAGGGCAGCAAGCATGTGGTTTATGACAAGGAGGAATAGAAGTGAATATATATGAGAAGTTAGGTATTATTCAGTCAAGGCTGAAAGCCCCTAAAGGTCAGTACAATTCCTTCGGGAAATACAAATACAGAAGTTGTGAAGACATTCTAGAGGCTGTAAAACCGCTTCTGGCAGAAACAAAGACTGTGTTAAGCGTCACAGATCGGATGGAAGTTGTTGGTGACAGAATATATGTCAGAGCAGAAGCTCATCTGAACGACTGTGAAGATACCGGCGAGATTACAACTGTTGCTTATGCAAGGGAAGAAGAATCTAAGAAAGGCATGGATTCTTCACAGGTGACAGGCGCAGCTTCATCTTATGCCAGAAAATACGCTTTAAATGGACTGTTCTGTATTGATGATAACAAAGACAGTGATTCTACTAATACAGGAGAGAAAGAAAAAACGTCCGGCAGGAAAGCGGAATTGGTAAAAGAAACTGAGATGATTAGTTCCGAGACTACTATGTCAATCAAAAACATTATTGATAAGTACCCGGAAGCTAAACTTTTAGACCAGATCAAGACTCGTTTCAAGGTAAATGACATTAAGTCACTTACAAAAGAGAAAGGACATAAATGTCTCAAAATGTTAATTGACTATGATAAACAGCATACAGAAAAGGAGCAACAGCATGAATAAAGTAATTCTTACAGGAAGATTCACACATGATCCAGAAATCAAGTACACCAATGATGGAACATCAATCGCAAGATTTTCCATTGCAGTCAATAGAAGATTTGTAAAAGAGGGTTCTGATCAGAAAGCGGACTTCCTTAATTGTGTTGCATTTGGAAAATCTGCGGAATTTATCGAAAAATATTTCACAAAAGGAATGAAAGCAGATTTATCTGGAAGAATCCAGACCGGCAGCTACACCAATCGTGATGGGCAGAAGGTGTACACAACAGATATTGTTGTAGAAGATATTGAGTTTGGTGAAAGTAAAGGTGCTAACCAGAGCCAGCAGAAGTCAGAGACACCACATCCGGAAACAGACCCGGACGGATTTATGGATATTCCAGATGGAATTGATGAGGAGATGCCGTTCGCATGATACAAATTGACAGTAGGGAACATCAGAAAGTTATTGATGGCATTAAGAAAGCGTTTGATGCAGCAGGAGAAAAATGGTTCGTGTCAAAGCTCTACGTCGGGGATTATATGAATTATGACAACCCCAGGTTAGTTGTTGACCGAAAGCAAAATCTCTCCGAATTATGCGGAAATGTATGCCAGCAGCATGAGAGATTCCGTGCTGAGATTATCCGGGCGAATGAAGCAGGAATAAAGCTCATATTTCTGTGTGAGCATGGAAAAGGAATTGAAAAGCTGGATGACGTTCTCTGGTGGGAGAATCCCCGGGCAAAGAAAAGAGTTAAAAAGAATGGCACCTGGGTGGAGCAGGAACAGAAAGTTATGCACGGGGACGTTCTGTATAAGATTCTCTGCACAATGCAACGGAAATATGGCGTTGAATTTCTATTCTGCGACAAAAAAGACACTGGGAAACGGATAATGGAGATTCTGTTAAATGGATAAAGAAACAATTAAACAACAGAATAGCATGAGGGATGTTCTGAGCAGATATGGCATGGTTCCAAACAGAGCAGGATTCGTTCGGTGCCCGTTTCATCCGAAAGATCGTACTGCATCCATGAAAATCTACAAAGACAGCTATTATTGTTTCGGTTGTGGTGCAACAGGTGACATATTTACATTCGTTCAGAACATGGATAATTGCGATTTTAAGACAGCTTTTACCATACTTGGAGGAACTTACCAGAAACCAAATTTCTCTTCCAGAATAGCGATATATCACCATCAGAAGCAGATGGAAATGAGGCAAAAGGAAGAACGGAAGAAAAAGGCCGAGTTGCAAGAATGCTTGTCTGATATTGACTTTTATCGGGCAGAAATCGAGCGATGGAGTCCTCTTTCTGACAGATGGTGTGAGGCATGGAATGCACTTCAAAAAGCACTATACCTACATGGGGAGTTGAATAATATACCGTATTAGAAAAGAGGTGATATAGATGGTTCCTTTAAACAAGTTGGATTCGAAATCCATCATGTCTCGGGAAGTGCTGGACGAGGTGTTCAATCAGGAGGATGAGATTTACAGGGCTGAACTGTTGGCCAGCCTTGCGCTTCGAGCATCTGAATTGAGGTGTAAAACGGAGTTTACAAGCGTGGTAAACGCATACAAAAAAGTGCAAAAAGATATAAAAAGGCAAGAACAGGAAGATATCCGGAGGCAGTCAAAAGAAGCCAGCCTTGTAGAGCACTATACGAACTTCACGGATAGTCCATACGATAGAATGGCCTGCGGAAACTGGATTGCAGCAGATGATGGAATTTGCACTTGGAATTCTACTACTGGAATAACAGATGTTAGGGCCTGCTATCACCCTATATTGCCGGTTGAACGCCTGAAAAATATTCAGACAGGTGAAGAACAGATAAAAATTGCCTTTAAACGTAACAATAGATGGCAAGAGATTATTGTTCCAAAAGATGTCGTAGCAACTGCATCCAAGATTGTAGGGTTATCCAAGAATGGGATAGCTGTAACATCAGAAACTGCCAAGCACCTTGTAAGGTACTTATCGGACGTGGAAAACCTGAACGATGAGTACATAGAAATACAATATTCGTCTGGAAAGCTTGGATGGATTGGAGACGGTTTCTTGCCATACAGCGAGGAAATCATATTCGATGGGGATGCGAAGTTCAGGCAGCTTTTTGAAGCCATTCGGGTAAAAGGAGATAGGGAAACTTGGTATGAGCATGTAAAAAAGATCAGGCAGCAGGATAAATTTGAAATTAAGTTTATGCTGGCAGCGTCTTTCGCCAGTGTTCTGATTAAGCCACTGGATGCGCTTCCATTTTTCACCGACTTATGGGGTCTTACCGGAAACGGAAAGTCTGTTACCCACATGCTGGCCGCTTCAGTCTGGGCGGATCCGTCCGAAAACAAGTATATAGGCAACTTTAAGAGTTCGGATGTGGGCCTAGAAGTAAAAGCTGACATGCTCAATAATCTTCCACTTATCCTTGATGATACAAGCCAGAAGGATAAGAAGATTGAGGAAAACTTTGAGCGAATCGTGTATGATCTCTGTTCTGGCCAAGGAAAAACCAGATCCAATAAAGAACTTGGGTTGACAAGAGAAAGCGTGTGGAAGTTGTGTATCCTCACAAACGGTGAGTATCCATTGCAGTCCTACGTGAACCAGGGCGGCGCTGTAAACCGTATCCTTGAAGTAGAATGCACGCATGATAAGCTGTTCGACAATCCGCAAAATACCATTGATATTCTTAAGAAAAACTATGGCTTTGCCGGGAAAGACTTCGTGGCGGCGCTGGAAGAAATGAGTGTTGATAAGATCAAAAATATCCAGCAGGAGATTTTGAAAAAAATCGCATCAGACGATAAAACGGATAAGCAGCTACTTTCATTATCAATTGTTCTGACTGCGGATAGAATCGCCACAGATATGCTTTTCAAGGACATGCAGTATATTGATATACAAGATGCCAAAAACACGCTTGCTGATGTATCGGATGTATCCCCGAATGAACGTTGTTATGAGTACCTGGTAGATATGATTTCTATGAATGAGCAGCGCTTTGACGTTGATACACCTTGTGAAAAATGGGGAGATCCCATTGAAAAAGATGGAGAAATGAACCGGTTGGTGTATTTCTATCCCACTGCGCTCAATAACATCTGCAAAAATGGTGGATATTCAAAAAAGGCGTTTCTGTCATGGGGTATGAAAATGGGGCTTATTATTTCCAACAATAAGTACGGTAACGTCCTGAAAAGAGAGTCAGAAAGCAGGAATCCAAAAAAGTTTTGCTGTTTGAAAGTGGTGAATGATCTTGATGGATACCTGGAAGAGCAAAAAAAGGCGAGTTTGTTCCAGATATCGGATCCGGTATTCGATTAGTTTTGTAACCGAGTAACCTTGTAACTTTTCGGAACGTATATATATATATAGAAAAATAAAAATATGATAATGAAATTATTTTTTTTTCCTATATAGGGAATGTGTGAGTTACACGGTTACACGGTTGCAAGTGCTGCAAACCCGCATAAACACTGGATTTTTTTGTAACCCAAATGAAACCGGATTTTTCAAATAGGTTACATATAAGGGAGATGGAGGATGAAAGTAGAAGCAAAAGATATTCCTATCATACAAAAGTTTCTAACAGAATACTGGAAAGCTATAAAAGAATTCTATTCAGTAGAGATTACAGATGAATATTCCAAACAAGCTTTCGATAAATTAATTTGGCTTGGGGAGATTAGTGGTATTTGCACGGATAAACACGATAAAAAGTTTATCCAAGATTGCATAAATGCCTTAGAGAGTCTCTTGGATTCCAAGCAGAGAGAAATGAGGATAAACCAATGAACAAAATGAAGGAGTATGAGCGAGGAAGAGAGGATGGTCTTGGTTTGGCGCTCAGAATCGTTAGAGATGGCGGTATAGAAGCGCTGGAGAGGGAAATAAAATTCCGGGGCATTACAGGAGTACATACCTCTTTAGCCAGTAAAAACCTGGATAAAGCTGCACAGAAGATCAAAGAAATGACACTTGATACATTTACAATCTTTGAGATTCCGCATTAACGATTAAGTGAGGTGTTATTGATGGGAAAATACAATACAGAGCGCAAACACAAAGAGGGACAGGAGATGTATAAAGCGGTATATCACTTTATCTTGAAATATTACCGCAAGCACCACTATATGCCGTCTACAAGAAATATCGCAGATGGATTAGATATTTCAATGGCTACTGCAAGAAAACACTTTAATTTGCTTTTAGATAACGGATTGCTTGTTAGCGAGGATCCGACAGAGCAGAGGGCGTATAGATTGAGTTATTCAAAGGTAGAGACCGATTAATCATGTACCAACTGCACAATAGCGCGCCAGTTGCTTACATGGGGAAAGCGAGGATGGAAATGGAAAAATTAAATCCGATAAGTAAAGATAATTTAAAAGTCGGAGATGTAGTTGGAATTGCAAGAGAAGTGTGGAGTGGATATGGAGCAGGGTTTAGACACGTCATGGTGTATCCCGCAAAGATTATTCGTATAACTCCTAAACGAACTAAAATTGAAACCGACAAGTTTGGGAAGCACGATAAAAATGAAGTGTTTTATAAATATGATTCCGATGCCATAAAAGAAAGTGAAATGGCAAAGAAATTTAAGGAAATCAAAGAAGGCGTATATGCTATTGAAGATTTTAAGTCGAAACGTGGGCTGAGAACAATCAAAGATGAAGATTTAGATACACTGTCAGAGCATATTAATGCAGTTGCAGAAATTTTGAGAAGATATGGAAAGTGAGGACGCAATGACAGAGCAGGAAAAGAAGGAACTTCTGGACGAGCTGGAAAAACGTATTGACGAAAAATACAAAGGTTGCCTTACCAGAGAAGGTGTTGCAACCACATTAAAAGTACCGAGAGAAAAGTGGTTTAGAGATAAGAATGGGAACAGAAGAAGTTCTCTGATGATGGATGCTTTTGATTCATCTATTATCTCGTGGCAAGTCTGGGAAACAATCAGAAAGTTGACTTGCGTTATATGTGGTAAGCAGTATGTCAGACAGCTTGCGAATGTAGAAAATGCAGATGAAATCGCAGAGAAACTTTGCCAGTTTGTTTATGACTTGAAGATGGATTTTAAGAAACAGGAGGACGCAAAATGTTAATCAGAAGTCAGGATAAAACAATAATAGTAAATATTGATAATGCTTTCAGTATTGCAATTCGAGACATTAATGGAGCGGCATCAATATATGTCGGAAGTCAAGGAGCTTGTTGCATTATCGGAGAATATTCCACCAAAGCGAAAGCCATGAAAGTATTGGATATGATTCAGGAATCCTATGAAGAATATAAAATTAATTGTACTTTTTTGACAGGATTTACAGGACATCGAGCAATTGTAGAATCAGGCGATATTCACGTCAATGGTTTCAAAGAACTTGTAAAAAGTTTTAAAAAGAATACGTTCTTTCAGATGCCAGAGGATAGCGAGGTGGAAGTATGAAAAGATATGAAACAACAAAATTTCTTGGTCAATTGATGGAAAAAAGCTGTTTTTCCGGCCCAGGTAAATACTGGGCTAGAGAAGTAAGCCTTGATTATGGCTACGCAGCAGGAAAGCCAAGAAGAGTAAATTACATGCAGTTTATTCCGGAAAACCAGTGTTCTATCTCATCAATCGAAAAAGGAATATTTACATGCTATGAAATCAAAAGCTGCAAAGAGGATATTTACAGCGGAAATGGATTAAATTTTATTGGCGAAAAAAACTATCTTGTAACAACAATGGAGTGCTACAAAGAGATTTTACCTGATTTAAAAAATGGAAAATTTGCCCAACACATACGTGAGAATTTTCCAGAATGTTACGCGGAAATAGGTAACATGGGAGTAATGGTTGCAGTTCCGTATCAGAGAGATGTTGCCGAAGAATTTGAAAACCCAACACCACTAGATGGAGATGTGGAAAAATGGAGATTATCAGTTATTTTGAAGTGTGGACACAATGGGTCAAGAAAAAGATCCATGACAGAACTGTTGTTTCACATGGTAAGAAGCTGGAATTGAGAAAGGATGGAATAATATGAGCCATATCAAAGACAGATTATCGGATTATCATGATTTTGTGAAGAAACTTGCGGATGACCACCAGATGGTTTTAGCAAGCGATGTTATGGATATGATAGAACAGATTAAGGATGATCTGGAACAGGACGAGAAAGAAAATGGTTGGATTCCGGTAAAATATCATCAGATATCAGAAAAAGAACGTGCGGAAGAATCCATATCAACTGATATACAGTATATGCTTGACTGCAAAATGCCAGATGACGGACAAGAAATATTGGTTACTAACGGAGAAACAACATGGCAAGATACAAGCTTTATTGATTGTGATGGATATTATCTTGATAGCGGTTATGATTGGATTGAGATTACGGCATGGCAGCCGCTTCCGAAACCATACAAGGAGGATTAAACATGGAAATGTCAATTTTCAAAAAGGACGGGAAGACCTACACCAGATTCAAGGTCACGCTAAAAGAGTTTAAATCTTGGAAAGGTCTGCTGATAAAGTATGGCATTGATACATCAAAGCCGGTCAAGAAAAACAGAAGATACATTTATTTCGAAGAAGAGGGTGACTGGATTAATGGGATATTGTAAATTAGACTGCCCGGACGGTGAAACACAGTGTTGCATCTGCTGTACTAAGCAGGATTCTTGCCAGTGCAGGATTGATGATATGGACAGTTGTGAATATGAAGAGGAGTGCGAAGAATATGAAATTAATTGATGCAGATAAACTGAAAGAAGCAATTAATAGCTCTTTAAACACAGGAAGAGAAACTTTTAGTCCAGAAATTATACGCGAAGCTATTGACGAACAGCCGACAGCTTTTGATGTGGACAAGGTTGTTGGTGAGTTGAAAAGAGATAAATTCATTGAATCAGAATGTATCTTATCTGATGTGCATCAAGGATACAATGCTGGACTGAGCAGGGCGATAGAAATCGTGAAAGGCGGTGGGATTGAATGAGAGAAATTCTTTTGAAGGGAAAAAGAAAAGATAACGGAGAATGGATTGAAGGAAGCTTAATAACATCTATCAATAGAGCATGGATTAGTTCCGAAAAAACCGATTCGCAGAGACTGAGAAGTATTTCTAATACGAATGCAATTTGGAGATCAATAGAAATTATTCCGGATACCATCTGCCAGTTCACAGGTCTTTACGATAAATACGGCAATAAAATTTGGGAGAATGATATTATCAAATATCATTTCGGAGAAATCTATGCTCCAATCAAATATGGATATTATCAAAATTGTTTTGATTCTCAGAAAACAGAACATCTCGGATTCTATGTAGATTGGACGGGAGACAAATGTCTTAGAAAAGATTTAGGGTATTGGATTGACATGGTATACGCTATGCCGGTTGGCAACATTTTCGACAATAAAGAATTATTACAGGAGGAATCAGATGAGTAAATCAGTATTAGTGATTGATACGCCAAAATCTTGTGAGGGTTGCTGTATGTTTTGCTATACCTATCACAGATTTCAGTGTTTAATAACTGGTAAAACAATTGAAAATTCAACTGATAGACCTGAGCGGTGCCCAATGCGACCGTTACCAGACAAAATCAAAACACCAAAAATTACAAGCGGTTATGACCTTGGATATAAAGATGGATATGATAAGTGCTTGGCTGAGATTACAGGAGGAAATTCTGATGATTGATTTAACAGGAAAAAACATATTTGTAAGAACGCGGGAAGAGTATTTGAAAGTTCTGAAAATAGCAAAATTACAGGGATTTAAGTGGGAAGGAGGAAATCATTTAAATGCACTGAATATTCCGATTCCGAATATGTTAAAATTTTACAATGGCAAAAATGTAACTTATTACAGTGATGATAAGCCCTTGTATGAAACATCCGAAATTGTTGCGTGCGAAGAAAAGATTAAGGAAGCAATAGCTCACGTTAAGTATTTTGCTGACAATAAATATAGAATGTCATTAACAGATAAAGTTATTGAATCAATGCTATTACTTGCAGATACCGTAGAAAGTCAGATGGAAGAGGTGAAGTAGATGACTGATGAAATTTTCGGTCTTATGGAATGCTTCCCCGGGAGCTACATAAACAGATTTGGGGAAATAATTCTTTCCGAAAAAGGAAACGTATATTTCACAGCAAAGAATTGTACCGATAAAGAAGATATTATCTGCAAGCTACTTGAATGGTGTTCAAGGCCAATGGCAAAAGGAGAGCCGTACAGTTCGCACAAAAGAAATAATGAATGGAGAGAACAACTGATATCAAGCCTTAACAGATATCTGGGTACAAACTTTGGCCAAGAGGATATGTACTGGATTTACGATCAACTCGGAAATTCTGTAAAACATAAACTGACACTAAGATTTATTAGAAGTAATTTTGATATGGTAACCATATATCAAGGAGCAAAAGAGGCGAAATGATGGGAAGATTAACACTTGATGAAGCTATTAAACACGCAAAAGAAGTAGCAGATATGAATTATAATGACGCAGAAAAATTTGACTCAAATGATTCTGTAGAAAATTATATGAAGGCTAATTGTATAAAATGTGCAGAAGAACATGAGCAACTTGCGGAGTGGCTTGAAGAATTAAAATCTTACAAAGAAGCAGAAGAACAGGGCTTGCTTGTGAGGCTGCCGTGTAAGGTTGGAGATACAATGTATGATATTGTAGGAAAACCTCTTAGAATCGTAGAACACAAAGTGGATGCTTTTCATATTGATAAAAAAGGCTTTCATTTACAAATTATTAACGGAGTTTTAGAAAAGAAGCAAGAAGCAAAGGTTTATTTTTCTCGTGAAGAAGCTAAAAAGAAGTTGGAGGAGATGAAGAAGAATGATTGATAGTTTAATAGCATTTACATTTGGAATAATATTCGGATCATTTGGCACTATTTTCTTGGTTGCACATTTTGGTGGCAAGCGTAAATAGCAATAAAAAGGCGGTGATGATATGCGAACCAGGCAAAAGTCACTTGTTGATTTTGGCGTATACCCGGAAGACATTAACCGTTTAAAGGATATATGCCAGAAAGCTACACCAGAGCAGAGACACGATATTTTACATTGCTGCATAAGCTCTTGCCCTCCTGGAATTGAACTTCTGGTGTATGAATCTATTGTAACAAACAAATCTTATGATCGTATCATGAAGACAAAGTACATACCGGCAAAGCGAGACGATTTCTATGCATACAAGCGCAAGGCAATGGCTATGTTTTATGATACTCTAAGAAAACTAAGAGAAATATAATAATACAATTAATATTAAAATGTGGGGACAAATTTTTCTGCCATGTATGGTAATATAGTATATATCTATAGCTATGTACCATATGTGGCAGTTTTTTGTTTGGAGGTGAGAACGTGGGAATGCCAATGGGAAAACCACCCATGTATAAAACGGTGGATGAAATTGAAAAAAAAATCGAAAAATATTTTGAGTATTGTAAAGGATATCCTTTAACTGATAGCAAAGGCAAACAAATGTTTAATAAATTCGGGTCTCCCGTTTTTGTAGACGTTCACCCTCCGACCGTTACAGGACTTGCTCTGGCCCTTGGATTTACAAGCAGACAGGCTCTTTTAAACTATCAAGCAAAACCAGAGTTTGTTGACACGATTACGCGCGCGAAAGCAAGAGTAGAACAGTATGCAGAAGAACGACTGTTTGATCGTGATGGTTCCAATGGTGCTCAGTTTAGTCTTAGAAACAACTTCAAGGGTTGGGACGCTGACAAGAAAAATGATGATTTCGGAGACGGAAAGATTACGATTGTGAACAATATTCCAAGACCGGAGAAACAGGATGGAAAGTAACGCTATCAAATTGAATGAGATTGTGGCACCAGCATTTTACAATGTGTTTTGGGATATTTTAGATGGTAAACACACTTACTATGATCTGTACGGTGGACGTGGATCCACAAAATCATCTTTTGTAGGCGGCATGATTCCGTTTCAGATGATGCAGGATGCAGAGAATGGCTTAATGTCAAATGCTGTAATCTTTCGGAAAGTCGGTAATACGCTCAGAGAATCTGTGTATGAACAGATCGCATGGGGAATTGATGCGCTTGGAGCAAGTGATTTATGGGCTGACAGTTTAAGTCCTATGCAATATGTGTATAAGCCAACAGGACAAAAGATCATATTCAGAGGACTGGATAAAGCTAAGAAAACAAAGTCCATAAAAGTAAAAAAAGGATATTTCAAGTACCTTTGGTTTGAGGAGCTTGATGAGTTTGCCGGAATTGAAGAAATCCGTACAGTTCAACAGTCTGTACTTCGTGGTGGAAGCAAATTTGAAGTATTTAAGACATTTAATCCACCGATCAGCCGGAGCAACTGGGCGAACGTGTATGTGGAGGAACCGAGAGTTGACAGCTACAGACACAAGAGCGATTATAGATCAGTTCCTGTTGAATGGCTTGGTCAGCAATTTATTGATGATGCAGAGCATCTGAAGAAAACAAATCAGAGAGCTTACGACCATGAATATCTCGGTCTTCCTGTTGGACTTGGAACAAATATTTTCGAACTGTTAGAAATTCGAAAAATTACAGATGAAGAGATTCAGAGCTTTCAAAGTATCTACCAGGGACAGGACTGGGGGTGGTATCCAGATCCTAAAGCATTTCTCCGTGTAGCTTATGTTCCTAATCAGGAAAAAGTTTTTTTATTAGACGAACTTGGAGGCTCCAAGATAAGAAACAAGGAAATGGCTAACCAGATAAAGAAAAAAGGATATGATGATTATTCAATATCTTGCGGAGTTGATGAAGAAGAAAGCATTATTGACTTCCGAGATGCAGGGCTTCCAGCACGTAGGGCCATTGTTACACCGGGAAGCCGCAAATATACTTTTGAGTGGTTACAGTGCCGAACATTAGTCATTGATCCGGCACGAACGCCTAGAGCATACAAGGAAATTATCAATTATGAGCATGAAGTAGATAGCAATGGAGAAGTGATTGCAGATTATCCAGATGGCAACGATCACTGGATAGATTCTCTCAGATACGCAACCAGTCCATTGTCGATGAGAAGGGGGCATAGTGCATAATGAGTAAAATAGGAATAGAACTACCGAAAGAGTATTCGGACAGATTTGACAAATTACGCCAGAATCGAGTAGAAGTCAGCTTTTACAAATATGGCACAGCAGCAGACAACTTTGGAATGAAATTAGTAGATGCACTTGAATCACATGATATGTGCATTAAAAAATATAAAGAAACTGGAAACACAGAATATCTTTGCGATGCAGCAAATTATCTCATGTTTGAATTTATGTATCCACAGATTCCGAATGCATTTTTCAAAGCGACAGATAGCGGAGAGAGTGCCGGAGTTGCCGGAACACCAATAAATCAGCTAAAAGAAAAATGGTGACTAAATGGGACTTATAACAACGCTAAAAAGGTGGTTTAACATGATATTCAAAAAGCAAGCCGAAGAGGACTTTAACATCCAGGCGGCAGAATTCCCGGAAATGGAATCACTGATTAACCGGTGCGCGAACATTTACAGGGGAGTACCGGAATGGCTAGATGATAAGAATAATATCAAGACGATTAATTTCGCGAAATCCGTCTGCTCAGAGACAGCTAGGCTTGTAACACTGGCGATCGGCGTTCAGATAGACGGTTCTGCAAGGGCTACATGGCTTCAGGAACAGATTGACAAGGTATATTTCCAGATACGGCACTGGGTAGAATATGGATGTGCTTATGGAACGGTATTTATCAAGCCAAACGGCGAGAGCCTTGACGTATTCACTCCGGCAGATGTGATGATTGTAGATTATGACAATCAGGAAATAAAGGGGATTATATTCAAGGACTATTATACCGTTGGACGGAAATACTACACACGGCTTGAATATCATCGTTTTGTCGAGACTACAATAGATGGCGTGACAACCTATCCGTACTACGTTTCTAACAGAGCTTATGTGTCGAAATCCCCTCAGTCAATCGGCGATAAAATCGACCTTAAACAGACCAAATGGGCTGACCTTATGGCAGATACGCCGCCGATTCTCAAGGCAAATGGAGAGAAGCTGGACGGGCCTCTGTACGGAGTACTGCGGACGCCGCAAGCGAATAACGTGGATATTAATGCACCATTGGGATTGCCGATTTTTGCCGAAGCTATCGAGGAGTTAAAAGACCTCGACATTGCATACAGCCGTAATGCCGGAGAAATATTTAATTCTCAGAAGATTGTTCTGGCAGATGATAGACTGCTGATGCCAAGCGGTACGCCTGTATCAGCCATGTCGCCACAAGGTATGGAGAACAGGCGAAATGAGATGAAATTGCCGCACTTTGTCAAGAATGTATTCGGACAAGATGAAAAAGAGTTTTATCAGGAAATCAATCCAATTCTTAACACAGATACCCGTATAAGCGGCATAAATGCCCTTTTAAGCCAGTTAGGATATAAGATTGGATTCTCCAACGGGTATTTCGTTTTCAACGAATCTAGCGGCATTCAGACAGCTACAGGAGTAGAAGCGGAACAGCAGAGGACAGTGCAGTTTATTAAAGACGTGCGGGACAAACTGGAATCCTGTCTGGATGAAGTAATCTACGCATTGAACGTTTACGCTGACCTGTACGGGCTTGCCCCCGTCGGAACTTATGAAGTCAATTATGATTTCGGAGATATCCTGTATGTGCGTGAAAACGATCGTGCAAGGTGGTGGCAGTATGTGACTACTGGCAAGGTTCCGGCATGGTTGTATTTCGTGAAGTTTGAAGGAATGACGAAAGATGAGGCGGTATCAATGACAAAAGAAGCAGAAAATACACAATCAAAAGGATTATTTGATGATGAATAAAAAAGAGGGATTTATTTTCCCTCTGAATTAGATTTTAAATAATCAGATATTAATTTTTCGAGAATAGATGCTACGGAACACTTTTCTTTAATTGCAAGAATTTTAATTTGTTCCAATAAATTTTCGTCTATAGTAGTCGTAAATTTAATTTTACTCATTATGACACCTCCTTTAATATGAATATACCATAAATACGTATAGACGTAAAGAATAAAATATGCTATAATATACGTAAATAAGTATATACGTATAAAAGGAGAACGTAATATGAAGAATCAGATAAGATTGCATCTTGAGGGCGAAAGGTATGGAAAACTTGTAGTTGTGGAAGAAGCCGAACCAATTTATAGCAAAACAGGAAAAATGATTCGGAGATGGAAGTGCAAATGTGATTGTGGAAATATCACAATCGTTAGACATGGAGATTTAAGAAATGGAAGTACTGTAAGCTGTGGCTGTTATAACTACGAAAAAGAATCGGCGGTGAAAACCCACGGATATTCTCGTACAAAACTTGGAAATGTTTTTGAGGGAATGAAGCAGAGATGTAATAATCCCAAAAATAAGAACTATGAAAAGTATGGAGGAAGAGGAATAAAAATCTGCACGGAATGGTTAAATGATCCGAAAAAGTTCTTTGACTGGGCTATAAAAAATGGATATAAAGAGGGTTTGTCTATCGACAGGATAGACGTAAATGGAAACTACGAACCAGATAACTGCCGCTGGGCTGACAACGAAACCCAATGTCTAAACCAGAGACTAAGAAAAGACAATAAGACAGGGTATAAGGGCATTTATTATAGTGAGGGAGTGTATAGAGTGCAAATTAGAAGAAACAAGAAGAGATATTACTTTGGATCATATAAAACATTACCCGAAGCAGTAAAAGTGTTAGAAGAAGCGAAAGCAATGGTCAAAGAAGCCGAGCCAAAGGAACCAACACTATTCGGAGAGGAGTAAAAAGATGGCAGACAAGCCGGTAACAAGGGAAAAAAATACCTCGCATATCTGACAGGCGAAATTCCAAAGCCAATTACAAGAGAGTTTTAGTGAATTAAGTAAAAAAAGCGGAGAGGATTAAAACTCCTCTCCACTTTGCAATAACATTATTAACAGCCAGAATCTTCTCGCTTGGATACAGCAAATGTCCTTACTGTATTTACGCCAGGGACATTGCCATCATCAATGCACTTAGCCATGTGAAGCATAGATATAATTTGTGATGAAGACGGATGTTCTTTACCACAGTTTGGGCAAATTACCTTTTCCGTGTTAATTTGCTCGTTTACGTAATAGTTGCAATTACAAGTGCAATAAATTTTCAGTTTTAAAAACATTTTGCGACACCTCCTTAATAGGTTGATTGTAGCATATTTTTAAAACATGTACCACAACATTTATCGAAAGAGGTGATATATTATACTTAGTCCTGAATATTTACGACAAATTACAGAGGGCAGTGAACAAATTGCTGAAGAATTGCACCAGTATATCATCTCTGAGATCGTATCACGAATGATGGCAAGAATCGGCAGAGGCGAGGACTATATTCTGACCAATGCTGATGCATGGAGAATCAAAACCTTGCAAGAATCCGGTGAGTTGCTAGAGGACATTCTGGCAGAATTATCAAGATACACCAAACGCGAACAGCAGGAACTTCTTGAAGCGTTTGAAGATGCCGGAATCACTGCAATGAACTATGATGATAAGGTATATAAGGCGGCAGGATTAAGCCCTGTACCGCTCGAACAGTCGCCAGCTATGATAAGACTCATGGAGCGAAATATGCTTGCGACTATGGGAGAGTGGAAGAACTTCACAAGAACAACCGCGAATGCTGCTCAGAGACTCTATATCGAGCAATGTGACCTTGCATATAATCATGTGATGACTGGGGCAGTTGGATATACGCAAGCCATCAAAGAGGCAGTTAATAACGTTGTGAGTGATGGTGTTACTGTCACATATCCATCTGGCAGAAAAGATACAATCGAAACAGCAGTAGCACGTTCTGTCAGAACCGGCGTGGCACAGGCGTGTGCTGATATTCAGTTGACAAGAATGAAAGAAATGGGATACGGTTTAGTATTGACATCGGCGCACATAGGAAGTCGCCCAAGTCATGAAGTATGGCAAGGGCAGGTATTTTCTATAGATTGGGAAAAATTAAAAGAAATCAAGCCGGAGTTCTTTCGGGAACGAGATACACCAGAATATCGTAGAATGCTGGAGCGAAAAGCAAGCCACTATCCGGATTTTATTGAAAATTGTCATTATGGCGAAGCTGATGGAATATGCGGAGTAAATTGCAGGCATCATTTTTCAGTTTGGGTGGAAGGAATGCCAAATCCCTATGCAGAACTATCAGCGCAGGACAAAGCCAACAAAGGTAAACAGTACGAAAAAGAACAGCGGCAACGTACTTATGAACGAAGAATCCGCAAAACGAAGCGAGAAGTCCTTGGAATGCAAGCGGCGGTTGATAACTGCAAGGATGAACAGGCAAAATTCGCATTACAGCAAGACCTTGACAGGAAATCTTATCTTTTACAGAAGCAGAATTCAGCGTACAAAGATTACTGCAAAGACAATGATCTAAGAGAGCTGCAAGACCGACTTATGATAGCTAAATGGAACCGCCAGAACGCCGCAAAAGCCAGAGGAGCGGCAAAGAGATATAAAACAGCAAAGGGGATTGACTGATGGATAGATGGGAATATTTCAATCCTAATCCTGTTAAGGACAAGAGAACGGGAGATTGCGTTGTCCGGGCAATATGTAAGGCAACCGGGCTTGATTGGGAAACGGTTTTTACCGGATTAATGATACAGGCATGCGCTCTGTCAGATATGCCAAGCGCAAATTATGTCTGGGGAGCGTATCTCTACAAACATGGGTACAGACGCAAACTGATTGAACAATCAGAACGATATATCTATACAGTCAATGATTTTTGCGCAGATCATCAGACAGGCACATACATTCTCTGCATAGATGGTCATGTGGTGACAGTACAAGAGGGCAAATATTTCGATACATGGGATAGTGGTAATGAGATTCCGGTATATTACTGGGAAAAGGAGAGCAAATGAGCATATCAGAATTTGTACAGATTTTTCTTTCTATCTGCGGAGGGGTGTCTATTGTCGGAGGTGCGGCAGCCGTAATCTTTAAATGGATTACCCCGGCATTTCGGCTTAATAAGCGAGTTGAGACACTGGAAGAACATGATAAGCGAGATTACGAGAGTCTTCAGAGGATTGCGGAACGTGATTCATTGATTCTGGAAGTGTTATCAACCATGCTGGATAGTCAGATTAGTGGGAATAATGTGGAAGAATTAAAAAAAACAAAACAGAAGCTTACAAATTATCTTGCACAGAATCAGCGTTAATTGCATTAATAAGAGGTATGCTCATGAAATTATATGTGTTCACAAAGAAAGATATAGACAGGTTCTTGATAGAGTGTAATTTCACACCAGACGAAGAAAGACTGTTTCGACTGAGATGCAAGGAGCACACTCTTGAATACTGTGCTGAACAGATGAACGTGAGCATGTCCACGGCAAAACGGTTGAGCCGCCGGGTAAATAATAAAATAATCAAAGTGTGCTGATACTTTTTGGATACTAATTAGAGCCAGAAACGACCTGTTTCCGGTTCTTTTTTTATGTAAAAATATAGCTATAGAAAGTCATAGAATAAGTCATAGAATAAGTCATAGGAGGTGTACGAGATGGCATTATATAACAATCCTTATCAATATAGTTTTGGTGTTCCGGGACAGATGAACCAGTTTCAGCAACAGCCTGTCCAGATGCCAACTCAACCAGTACAACAGCAGCAGAACAATAATGGTATCCTGTGGGTATCCGGCGAAGTCGGCGCAAAATCCTATCTGGTAGCACCCGGGACAAGTGTTTTACTGATGGATTCAGAATCAGAGAAATTTTATATAAAATCCACAGACGTATCCGGCATGCCGCAGCCACTGCGAACGTTTGAATACAACGAGGTAGGCTCTCAGATGCCGCCTAAACAGACTGTTCAGAACATGGACAGTAAATACGTCACCAGACAGGAATACGACGATTTAAAGGGCAAATACGAAGCTATCATAAACCGATTAAATTCTTTTTCTGAACCTGTTAGGGCTAATACCGTGCAGGAATCAGCAAACAAGGGAGGAAATGCAGATGAGTAATCCATTATTTAACACACTTGGCGGTGGGATGCCACAGGGAAACGGACCAATGCAGATGATACAGCAGTTTATGCAGTTTAAGCAGAATTTTAAGGGAAATCCGAAAGCAGAAGTTGAAAAGATGTTACAGTCTGGAAAGATTTCCCAACAGCAGCTTAATCAGGTCCAGCAGATGGCAGGTCAGTTTCAAAACCTGCTGAAGAATATGAGATAGTACATTACAATCTGGCCAGATTGATGTAAATACACAAAAAGGAGATTATATTATGGATGGAAATTATAGCTTAGCAGATATTGCTGCTGCTACTGGAAACGGTAGAAATAATGACGGCATGTTTGGTGGAGATGGCAGCTGGTGGATTATTGTTTTATTCATTTTTGCTTTCTTCGGATGGGGAAACAACGGCTGGGGCAATAATGGAAACGGTGGCGGATACGTAGCCACAGCAGCTACTCAGGCGGATATTCAGAGAGGATTCGACAATTCCGCTGTGATCAGTAAGCTTGACGGAATCAATAGCGGTCTGTGTGATGGCTTCTATGCCATGAATAACGGTATGCTTACCGGATTTAACGGAATCAACACAAACATCATGCAGACTGGTTTCGGTATTCAGCAGGCTATTAATGCTGACACTGTAGCTAATATGCAGAATACCAATGCACTCCAGGCACAGCTTGCAAACTGCTGCTGTGAAACCAGAGAAGCAATTCAGGGCGTAAACTACAATATGGCGCAGAACACCTGTGCATTACAGAACACCATGAACAGCAACACAAGAGATATCATTGACAGCCAGAACGCTGGGACAAGAGCCATTCTCGACTATCTTTGCAATGAAAAGATTTCTAACCTGCAGGCTGAAAATAACGACCTCAGACGTGCTGCTTCTCAGGATCGCCAGAGTGCACTTCTCACAACTGCAATGGCTTCACAGACACAGCAGCTCATTAATGCGATTAATCCGGCACCGATTCCGGCATATCAGGTTCCTAATCCGAACACATTTTACGGATGCGGATGCAACACCGGATGTAATTGCTGATAAATTCATATTGAGAGTATCTTTCGATTGATTTCGGATGTCGGCTTATGCCGTATTACACAGAGGGGCAGGCTGAGACCTGTCCTTTTGTGATATGAAAGGAGTATTTTTATGGCAGAATTTACAAATGTAGCTGCTCAGACTGTAGCAGCAAATGGAAACGTAGTATTTTCAAACACAGCAGTTAAAGGTTCTAACTGTATTCAGCACAGAGAGGGAAGCGGAATTATTACACTGAGAGGGCTTACTAACCAGTGCAAAGCGAGATTCTTCGTGGATTTTTCTGGCAATATCGCAATTCCAACAGGCGGTACTGTCGGGGCTATCTCTCTGGCTATTGCAATCTCTGGCGAGCCGGTTCTTTCTTCTCAGATGATCTCCACACCGGCAGCAGTAGACCAGTATAATAATGTGTCCTCTGGCATCTATATTGATGTACCTCGCGGATGTTGCGCTAATATCGCAGTAGAAAACACAAGCGATCAGGCTATTTCTGTTGCGAACGCAAACATTGTTGTGACCAGAGAAGCGTAGGAGGTGTGATTATGAGAGACATTAAAGACTTATGTGCAAGAATTGAAGACGAACTGTCCAAAATCGCAGATAGTGGGCTGACCACTGGAAACTTGGAAATGACATACAAGTTGATTGATATGTACAAAGATATAAAAAATACGCAGTACTGGGACAAAAAGGTGGAGTATTACAACGCCGTCCTTGATGAAATGCGTAGCGGATACAATGACGATTACAGCGAGCGCGGAAGAAAACGTGGCGGCATGGGGAGATACAGCCGCAGTGATGGAAGAATGATGTACCCAGATTATGATCGTGGCACCTCTTACGGTGATGAAAGTCGCGACTACGGAACCGGAAGAGGAAATTATAGCCGATCTGATGGACGAGACACTTACAGTGACTATATGACACAGAAACAGAATTATCGTTCTGGAAAGTCTGAGGACTGCAAGAGGAAGATGCTTGCCGCTCTGGAAGAACATCTTGACGAACTTACTACAGAAATGAGCGATATGTCCAAGGACGCAGAGTGCCGGGAAGAGCGTGATCTTGTTAAAAGATACGTTGAAAAACTGAGAAGTATGCTTTGACTCTTGCAAATGTGGGGACAACTTTTTAAAAAAAATGTGATACTATAATCTTGCAAGGCATGGTGAACCTTGTAGGGCTTGCTGATTAGAAGTTTTTGCTTTCTTTTTCGTTTCATGTCCTCCTTTCTTTGTGAATATGTCCTTAATAGAAACAGATTTGAGCGGAATCTGGAGGTTGAAAAGCGGATGCAATTTCCGGCATATTCATTAGTCGGCTTGACTGAATGGTAACACCTCCTTATAAATGAATCAACATTTCCGTGAAAGTCGGATAGTGGCAGGCATAACACGATAAATACCTTGCTAACCCGGGAATCCGGGTTAATGGAATGTAGCTCAGTTGGAAGAGCGGAGGACGCATAGTCCTTGACACCGCAGGTTCGAGTCCTGCCTTTCCAATTACCTTGCCAGTGGTCTAACTGGCTTAATCCATTTACCTGCGGCGGCAGGTCAATAAACACGACCAGGAGGATATTATGCAGAAACTTATTGACACATTAAAATCATTTGGAATTGAAATCCCGGAGGATAAGCAGGCAGATGTTAAAAAGGCACTCTCTGAGCATTATAAGAATGCTAAGGAAGTTGCAAAAACCCTGTCGAAAGTCGAGGGAGAACGTGATAACTGGAAAGAACGTGCTGAGACAGCAGAAGAAACCTTAAAAGGTTTTGACGGTATCGACCCGGCGAACATTCAGACAGAGCTTGCTGGATGGAAGAAGAAGGCTGAGGACGCAGAGAAGGAATTCAATGCGAAAATCTATGACCGCGATTTCTCAGACGCACTTAAAACAGCACTTGATGATGTTAAATTTTCCAGTGAGGCTGCAAAGAAGTCTGTTATGGCAGACATCAAGGAAGCAGGATTGAAGCTGAAAGACGGTAAAATCCTTGGACTGAATGATTTGATTGAGCAGATGAAGCAGTCTGACGCATCCGCTTTTGTGGATGAATCTCAGCAGCAGGCTCAGCAGAACCAGGCAAGGTTTACTACTCATGTTGGACAGCAGCAGACACCGGGAAACATGACAAAGAAAGATATCGAAGCAATCAAAGACCCGTCCGAGAGACAGGCCGCAATCGCCCAGAATATCCAGTTATTCCAGTGATTTTTTTACACCGACTATACACCAGAGTATAGTTGCTAACCCAATACCTTAACAATTATGGGTAGAAAGGATTTTTATATGGCAGCAAAAGCTAATCTTATTATGAGCAATGATATCCAGGTCACAGCACGTGAGATTGACTTTGTTACCAGATTCGAAAGAAACTGGGAATACTTACGTGAAATCCTTGGTATCATGCGTCCAATCAAAAAGACACCCGGAGCGCTTCTTAAATCAAAATATGCAGAAGGTACATTACAGGATGGAAATGTTGGTGAGGGTGAAGAAATCCCTTACAGCAAATTCACTGTAAAAGAAAAGCCTTATGCAGAAATGAGTATTGAGAAGTACGCAAAGGCTGTATCTATCGAAGCGATCAAGGATCACGGTTATGAGAACGCCGTTCAGATGACCGATGATGAATTCCTTTTCCAACTTCAGACCAATGTTACTGAAAGATTTTATGATTATCTAAAAACAGGTACTCTCTCATTCACGGAAACCACTTTCCAGATGGCTCTGGCAATGGCTAAGGGTCGTGTAGAAAACAAATTCAAACAAATGCACAGAAATGTGACTGGCGTTGTTGGATTTGTCAACATTCTGGATGTGTACGAATATATCGGCGCAGCTGATATCACTATTCAGAACCAGTTCGGTTTCCAGTATATGAAAGACTTCCTGGGATTCAACACAATCTTCCTGTTATCTGAAAGTGAGATTCCGAGAGGAACAGTAATCGCTACACCTGTAGAAAACATCGTTCTTTACTACGTAGATCCGAATGAATCTGACTTTGCGAGAGCTGGTCTGGTATACACCGTTTCCGGCGAAACAAACTTGATCGGATTCCATACACAGGGCAACTACCACACAGCAGTGTCCGAAGCGTTCGCAATCATGGGACTTACTCTCTTTGCGGAGTACATTGACGCTATTGCTGTCGGAACTATCAACGCAACTCAGACGCTTGGAACTCTGACTGTAAACTCTGCGGCAGGAAGTAAGAGTGGAGATACAAAAGTGACTGTCACTCCGACAAAAGCAAGCGCAGGAAATGCATATAAGTACAAAGTTGCATCTTCCGAGACTACTGTAGATTATGGCCAGAATGTGAAGAACTGGACTGCGTGGGATGGAGAAGCTGACATTACCGCAGCAACAGGGCAGGTAATCACAGTGGTTGAATGCGACAGCACATATAAGGCGTTAAGTGCCGGGCATGCGACTGTAACAGCAAAATGATGATTGCAGGAGGTAACTGGCATGGCTTATGCAGATTATGAATTTTACACAACTTCATATTTCGGTTCAGTTGTGCCAGAAACCGACTTTCCACGATTAGCAGAAAGAGCCAGTGGCTTTGTGGACACAATGACATTTGACAGGTTGGTGGACGGACTGCCGACAAACGAACGCTCTCAGAAGCGTATCAAAAAGGCGGTCTGTTCATTGGCTGAATTAATGTATCAGATTGAGCTTGCTGAGAAGAATGCTACCAATGCCGCTGTTAGTGGTACATCAACCACAATCGGGTCCGGTGGTAGCACGACAGGCGTTGTAACCTCTGTATCCTCTGGCAGTGAATCCATCTCCTACGCCACGCCTCAGCAGATTGGAGCGAGTGCAAAGGAATGGAGTGCAGTATATGCCGCCGCCGGGGACGTACAGAAAACGAACGACTTACTTCTTAAGACAGCTTTACCGCTGTTGATGGGAGTAAGGACGGATGATGGAATACCAGTATTATATGCGGGGGTGTGAGTATGATTTGCAATAAAAAGGCTTATTCAGATATGCGAAAAGACTGTGAAAACTGTCCAGACAAAGAACAGTGTTGGAATGGTAAAAATGTTGGAGTAGCCTATTTAGATGCAAGCATTACAGAAGAAGTATCACAACCACTTATGAGAGAAACAAAGACTATAAATGTCGGTGGTGTCCTCACAACGGCATATAAAGATGATATCGAAAGAGAAATATATAAGGCTTTACGAGAGCCTTTTTCTCTGAATTTTGGAGCATAAAGGAGTGATTATATGGACATTTCAACATTAGGCTCATGCGGGGTGAAAGCATGAAATATGTGCGAAAAAAACCGACTATAGTTGAAGCTATTCAATGTTTTACCACTCCAGATAGTATAGCTCAAATCGAAAAGTTTGTTGGCGATTCGGTAGAAATTAATAACAACCTTAAACCACCATACATTGAGATTTCTACATATTCTGTTCTATTTAGAGATTGCGAAAGAGTCGATTTGGTAGTCATAAAACCTGGAGACTATGTCTTGCGTGATGAAGAATGGTATTTCAATACAATGACAAAAGATGAATTTGAAGAAGAATTTAAGGAGGTATCAGAGTAATGGAAGCATTATTTACAAATGTAACTCTGATTCTGGCAGTAATCAGTGTTCTGGCATTTTGCGTGTCTGTGATTACACAGGTGATTAAAAACGTTGGATTCTTGTCTAAGATTCCGACAGATGCACTGGTACTTGTACTGTCTATTGGAATTACTGTAGCCGCTTTTGTAGCGTATATGCAGTATATACACATGACAATCTTGTGGTATATGATTTTAGCAGCTATCATGGCTGGGTTTATTGTGGCATTTATTTCCATGTTCGGATGGGAAAAGATTACGGAATTGTGGAAACGAACGTCCAAGGTTGACGTGGATAAGCTGAAAAATAAATGATTAAGGAGAGGGTATCATGTACGAAAAAACGGTGACGATTTTTAATTATTACGAATCAGCCACAACTGGAGATGCGTACTGGTATCCTCATGTTTTATCCGGCGTCGACCTCATTACAGACAAGGGAGCAATACTCAAGAAGTACGGACCAGACGCAACTGACAACGCACAGTTACACATTCGATATACCGTCCAGAACGGTGATATAACCATTACTGATAAAGACGGAAAGATTCTTCCATGGTTGCCGCCTAAAGAGTGGAAGCAGCAGATTAACAACGCTCTGGAGGATACGATTACATTCTCAGATGAATCGTTTTTCTGGGAGGGTGAGTGGACTGGTGGAACGATAACTGACAGTGATTATCGAAATGGATTCTACCAGTACATGAATCAAAATAAAGACAATGTATTCAAAATCACAAGCGTGGGTGGACCGTACAGCCTGATTCCACACTTTGAAATTCTTGGTAAATAGCATGAGCAGAACAAAGCATTTTAAAGGTTTTTCTATCGTTGATGGAGACATGAAAGTTAATCTGAATATGAGTCGTTTTTCAAGGCAGTACCAAGAAGCTCAGTATCTCCTTGACGGAATGGTAATGGACAGCATGATTCCATTTATGCCAATGATTGCATCAAACTTTATTAACCGTACAAGAGCAGAAAGTACATCTTTACAAGGCAGTGGAAAAGTATGTGCGGCGGCGGCTCCATACGGGCGTTTTCTGTATGAGGGAAAAGGAATGGTTGACGAAGCAACCGGAAGTCCCTACGCAAGACGTGGAGCAAAAAAAGTACTTGTTAGTCAGTTTTCTGGTCAGACAGCCGCAAAGGAAAATCTTGAATATACCAAACAGGCGCACCCACGGGCACAGGCAAAATGGTTCGATGCCGCTAAACGACAATACGGCAGTACGTGGATTCGCAAAGTAAAAGCACAGGCAGGAGGTGGACGACATGGCAGATAAGCCTATCGGTAAGGATGCAACCGGATATGAGATTCTGACAGATGCCATGAAAGCACTTCTGAACCAGTATCCGGGACTGTACGATAATGAAACAATCAAATTTGAGGAACTCGGCAAGGAATCAGGAATTGCATTCTCGGCAGACAACGGGGCGTTGGTCTATTCAGAAAAAGAAGATGTTTGCGGAATAATGCACCAAATTTGTCAGTACCCATTTTATGTAGTGTACCGAACAGCATCCGACAAAGAACGGCAGAAGTTATCTGTTCAGAAGTTTCTGGACAATCTCGGTAAATGGATATGTCGAGAACCAGTTATTATAAATGGCTCTGAGACACGCTTAAATGCGTTTCCTAAGCTTTCGCAAGGAAGAGTAATAAAACGTATCACCCGTGATAATTCCTATGGTTTAGAGCCACAGGAGAGTGGCGTACAGGATTGGCTATTGCCATTATCAGTGAGATACGAAAACACTTATGAAGTAATATAACGAGTAACAACCGGCTATCAGTTGGAGATAGTCGCTAACCTACACAGCCTTTTAAAAGTTATAGGCAGAAAGGACATTTCTATGGCAGTTACAGGCAAGATTGACCGTAAATATATGGCCCATTATATTGACGCAGGTTCCCTCTGTGGAGGACTGACGCCGAAATATGAGCGTCTTGGAAAGGACCTGGAAGAGTATAACGTAGAACTCAATCCAGATACTGAAACATCTAAAAACATTCTTGGAGAATCCACATTCAAGCATAACGGCTACGAAGTTTCTTCTGACGCTGATCCGTTTTATGCAGACACTACTTCTGATCTGTTTGCAGCATTGCAGAAGATTGTAGACGGACGTCTCAAAGACGATAACCTCAAAACAAAAGCAGTTGAGGTTCACCTTTGGACAGAAGCCACGGCAGGCAAGTATGAAGCATATCAGCAGGATTGTTATGTTGTGCCAACCTCCTACGGTGGTGATACATCCGGCTATCAGATTCCATTTACTGTCAACTATGTTGGCGAACGTGTAAAAGGAAAATTCGATATCAGTTCCGGTACATTCACAGCTGACAGTGAATAAGCACATACACAAGGAGGATATGCTAAATGGCAAAAGTAATTAATACCAAAATTGATGATGGAATTCTCATTTTTACATTCACAAACAATGAAGACGAAGTTTTTTCTTCTTTCAAACTGAACCCGACGGATATCAATGTAGCAGCACGCGCAGAAGAACTGGAGGAGTGCTTTGAACAGTTCAAGGCTTCCGTCCAGAAAGTTACATTTGGTAAAGAAATGGCGGAACTGAATAAACAGATTGAGGATAAAATCAATTATCTCCTTGGATATGAAGCATCCAAGGACCTGTTTAAAGAACCAATTACCGCAACAACTGTATTCGGTAATGGTCAGGTGTTTGCTTATATTGTTTTGGATAAGATCGCAGAAGCAATCGCACCGGAAATTGAAAAGAGAAAGAAGAAAATGCAGACGGCAGTCAATAAGTACGTGGAGAAATATACAAAATGACCGCCTATGAGCTACCCACCTCACTGAACATAAGTGGGGTGGATTTTTCTATCAGAACGGATTTTCGCGCGATTATTGATATTCTCATAGCTATGAATGATCCAGAACTGGACGAGCAGGCGAAAGCAGTTGTTATGTTACAGATTCTGTTTGAGGACTGGCAGAGCATACCGGCTGAGTGCTTGGACGAAGCTTGCCAGAAAGCATCGGAGTTCATCGACTGCGGACAGTTGGACGATAATTCAAACCACCCGAAGCCCCGTTTAATGGACTGGGAACAGGACGGAGATATGATTGTACCGGCTGTAAACAAGGTTGCCGGAAAAGAAATCAGATCTATACCATATATGCACTGGTGGACGTTTTTCGGATACTTTATGGAATCTGGTGAGTGCCTGTTTAACACAGTTGTTGGAATCCGGTCAAAAAAAGTAAAAGGCGAACGTCTGGATAAATGGGAAAAGAAATTCTATCAAGAAAATAAGAACATTATTGATATAAAAACACGTCTCAGCGAAGAAGAGCAAGCTTATAAAGATAAGCTGAATGAGATGTTGAACCTCAAATAGTTAGGAGGTGGACACATGGCTGCTGATGGCTCAGTCATTATTGATACCAGAATGGACACGTCTGGTGTGCAGAACGGCGTATCAGCTATAAAACAGTCATTTAACGGCCTTGGAAGTGCTGTAAAAAAAATTGGTCTGCTGATTGGTGGGGCTTTTGCAGTTGGCAAGTTAGTGCAGTTTGGAAAAGAATGCGTTGCCCTTGGCTCAGATCTCGCAGAAGTGCAGAACGTGGTTGATGTTACATTTACAACCATGTCTGACAAGGTAAACGAATTTGCAAAGAATGCTATGACCTCTGCCGGACTGTCAGAAACCATGGCAAAACAGTATGTCGGAACGTTCGGAGCAATGTCTAAGTCGTTCGGTTTCTCCGAAGCACAGGCTTACGACATGTCAACAGCTCTGACGCAGCTGACTGGTGACGTAGCATCATTCTACAACATTTCACAAGACTTGGCTTATATCAAGCTGAAATCAGTGTTTACGGGAGAAACGGAAACACTTAAAGACTTGGGTTAACAATTAGCTCCCTTACACAGCAATGTGTATTGAATAACATGGTGAACGAAGAAATCTTCGGTGTGTTGCTTTATGAGCAATGCTAACGGTAAAAGCCTAAAATTATTTAAAAAACTTGTGGTTATGACACCTATATGATATAATATTTATAGGAGGTGATTTCCATGAGTGAAGAAATTTGGAAAGATATTAAAGGCTACGAAGGTCTGTATCAAGTAAGCAATCTGGGAAGAATAAAAAGCCTTGAGCGTAGATGCAAGGCAAAATGGTATACAAGAAAAGTACCAGAGAAAATTTATTCTCCTGCACTTGATACTTACGGTTATCCAATAGTCTCTTTGCATAAAGACGGCAAAAAGAAAACGATTACAATTCATAAATTGGTTGCAAATGCTTTTCTTAAAAAACCGGATGGTTGCAATTCTATTAATCACATTGACGAAAACAAGCAGAATAATTGTGTTGAAAATCTTGAATGGTGTACTGTTCAAGAAAATAATGCTTATGGAACGAGAGTAGAACGGCTAAGAAAAACTCAGCAAAGAGTGGTTCTACAATGTGATTTAGATGGAAATGTAATTAGAGAATGGGAGGGGATGAACTTCCTTTGTAGAGAAACAGGATATGACCAAGGCTTAATATCTAAAGTATGCAATAATGTTCACAGACATCGTACTGCATATGGATTCAAATGGAAATTTAAATAATCATGGTAATACCGTGCTAAGCATCGAAGAGTCTCAATAAGAGGCTCTTTTTTGATGAAAGTGTAACGACTATTCCGTAAGGAAGTAGGCTTAGGGCGAAATTCCCTATTCCGAAGTGCCATGCATCCTATTTGGATGAAGAGATAGTCTACTCCCCTAATAAATATCGGGAAACCGAGGGTATAAAGGGTCGTTATGACACAAAGCGCGCTTGACCAGTTCGCGCTGGCAAATGGCTATGGTAAAACCACATCCGCCATGACTGAACAGGAGAAAGTGGCTCTCCGCTTGGCTTTTGTACAGAAACAGTTGTCTGCCGCATCTGGTGACTTCATCCGTACTTCTGACAGCTGGGCGAACCAAGTGCGAGTGATGCAGCTACAGTTGCAGTCTCTCAAGGCAACAGTCGGACAGGGACTGATTAATATTTTTACACCTGTTCTGAAAGTAATTAATATCTTGCTTGGCAAATTGGCAACTCTGGCGAATGCCTTCAAGTCATTTACGGAGCTTATTACTGGCAAGAAATCATCAGGTCGGACAAGCGGAAGCGGAGCAGGGCTTGCCGGAACAGGAGTGATTGCAGATACATCAGATCAGTATGGACAGGCAGCGGATAATGCAGAAAAACTGGCAGATGCCACAAATGACAATGCTAAGGCTACGAAAAAGGCAAATAAAGAAACAAAAAATTATCTTTCTTCATTAGACGAAATATACAAAGCTGCTTCTACAGATAGTAGCTCTTCCATACCATCTTCATCTGGTGGGAGTGGTGGAGCGTCTGGAGGATTATCTGGTGCAGTAAGCAATGTGGATTACGGAAAACTTGCAGAAGGCGAAACGACTATTGAAAAAATGTCCAAGCCGCTTGACGCCATAATAAAGAAGTTTAAAAAATTAGCCAAATTGCTATCAAAAGGATTCTGGGATGGACTAGGCGATTACAAACCGATTTTTGATGATATTAAGGAAAATATTAACTCTATTGGGAAATCCTTGCAGAATATATTTACTGATCAAGAAGTAATTGGAGCGGCAAGTGATTTTTTAGATACATTTGCCTATTCCATTGGAAGAGTATCTGGATCTTTTTCGAGGATTGGAATAATAATTGCTCAAAATCTTATTGGAGGAATAGAAAAATTTCTAAAGCAAAACACCAGTAGAATAAAAACATATTTAATTGATATGTTTGATATTGGATCTGAGGTTGCTCAAATTGAAGGAAATTTTTCATCCGCTCTAGCAGAGGTATTTTCTGCATTTGGTGGAGAAATTGCGCAGCAGATAACAGCCAATATCATAGGGATATTCTCAAATATCTCAATGACTGCTATGGGATTATGTGCAAGACTTGGAAGAGATATGCTGAATATGATCGCACAGCCGTTCATTGATAATAAGGATATATTAAAAAGCGCAGTCGAAGGAACACTTGGGGTTATCGAAACAATAACCGATGGATTATCGACAGTTATTCAAAATCTTTCTGATTTGGTGACCGCATTATACGATGAACATTTAAAACCTTTTTTCGATTCAATAGCTAATGGACTTTCAACCATTTTTGGAACTTTAATAGATGGATATAACACATATATTCTACCGGTTCTGCAAGGTTTGGCTTCTAAAATAAAAGAGCTTATGGATGGGGAATTGGGAGAAATGTTTGTAAAGGTCCAAACGTTTCTTGGCAAATTAATAGATATCTTAAAAGAGCTTTGGGAAAATATTTTAGTCCCAATAATTAGCTGGATTATATCGAACGCAATTCCAGTAATAGCAGACGTGGCAAATGTAATTGGTAGCACTGTTATAGAAGCAATAAAATCCGTTATTAAAATTATTGGAGATGTATTAGATGTTCTGAGCGGAGTTATTGATTTTTTGAAAGGAGTTTTTACAGGAGATTGGGAACTGGCATGGAACGGAATCAAAGAAATTGCAAGAGGTGTATGGAACCTTATAAAAGATATTATATCTGGAGCCTGGGAAGCTATTAAGGGAATAGTGGAAACCGCATTAACAATAATAAAAAGTATCATTTCTCTTTCTTGGAACGCAATAAAAACAGTTACTGTTACAATATGGAATGCTATAAAAACATGGCTGTCTAATACGTGGGAAGCAATAAAAACTACAGTCTCGACAGTATTTGATGGAATAAAGTCTAAAATTACAAGAATTTGGGATTCTGTATCAGAAAAAACGTCATCTATATGGGAAAGTATAACAACATTTGTTGACGGAAAAGTAAGTGCTATTCATGATGCAATCGTTGATAAATTTACAAGTGCCAGAGATACAGTTGTAAGAGCTTTTGAAGGTATACGCGATACTATCAAAGATATATTAAACAAGGTGATTGGAATTGCAAACAGCGCTATTGGAACTGTAAACAGCGCAATCGGCGGCATTGAATCAGCATTTACATTTGGACCGTGGAAGGTTCCAACTCCGTTTGGATCAAGGACAATTGGATTTACGGCTAATTTCCCAAGAGTTCCTACAATTCCATATCTTGCAAAAGGTGCCGTTATCCCGCCAAGATCAGAGTTCCTTGCAGTGCTTGGAGACCAGAAGAATGGACGGAACCTAGAAGCACCAGAAGACCTGTTAAGACAGATCGTGAGAGAGGAAACTGGCGGAAATCAGAGCAGTGGAGGAAATTACAGATTTATAGCGCAGTTGAACCGCAGAACGATATTTGATGAGATGATTGACGAAGCAAAGTTAAGGCGTGATGCAAGCGGTACAAATCCGTTTGAACTGGCATAGGGGGGTGAGAACGTGGCATTTTCGATAAGCAAATCAATAACTGATAGATATAAAATAAATGGACTTCTCATCCCTCAGCCAGATGAGGATATGCAGTGTAATTTTGAAACCACCTATTCAGAAGGAAGTAACCGAACTCAAAAAGGAGTTGCATTGATAACTCCACTTTTCACAGTTATGCAATATAGCTATAAAGCCACTAATGTGCCGGTTGATGAGAAATCAACTAATCTGGTAAATGCAATTATTAAAGGAAAGCCGTTCATTTTACATCACTGGTTAGCACACAAAAATGAATGGCGTTCAGAAAAGTTTTACGTGGGAAAAATGAATTACAACATAAAACAAGTTGGGGAATACTATTCCGAAATATCATTTAATATGCAGGGGGTGAATCCACTTGATTAATGCATCAAATACTTTCAAAGAAAAATTGCAGGATGGTGAGCAAGTAATTGAAATCGTGGATATCACCTTTGCTGACGGAACAACAAAGACGCTTGAAAACGAGATTATGATCGGCAACAATGACTTTTCCGATTGTGCGGAGAGTAGTAGCTTCCCGGTCGGCGCTACAGTTTGCAAAACAATGAAGCTTGAACTGGACAATACAGAGGATCAGTGGAAAGATTATAATTTCTACCAGGCAAAAGTTCACGCCTATTTGAAACTCCAGACTTCCGTAGCGGAACCAGCCAGTGAATCAATTTGGATGAATGATTTTTATGAGCCAATTCTCGATACTGATGGAAACAGCATAGTCCTTTCCAGAGCCGCCTCAGAAGACCGATACGAGACGATTGACAAGGGTATCTATACAATTACCACGCCAGAGCAATACGGCGAAATATTGAGCTTTACGGCGCTGGATGACATGTATAAAACCAATGCTAAATATTATAGTGCTCTGACGCTTCCACAGCCGATTATGGCGCTGGTAAGAGACGCTTGCGAGAGTTTGAATATCCCTATGGGGTTTTCCTCTATGGCACATGGAAATGTAATTGTCACAGCGCTCCCAGATAATATGACATTCCGTCAATTGATCGGTTGGGCGGCAATGCTAGAGACAGCAAACGCCAGAATTGACAACAGAGGTTATTTGCAGTTTATAAAATGGAATTTTGGAGCTGTCGAAAACGGCTCCTTAGTTCCGTTTAAATTAGAGGATTACGTGAGTAGTCCTACACTTTCCAGTGATGATATTGTAATTACTGGTATCAGAGTAAAAAACAAAGAATCTGAATCCCTGTTTGGAACTGCTGGATATGTGTTGGAGTTAGAAAACAATCTTCTGTCTGACAGTGACCTCGGAACTGTAGCGGCATGGATTGGCGGTAATTTGGTCGGGGCTAAATTCCGAAATCTGCAAGGGGATCTGATTTATAATCCTCTGTTAGAGTTTGGTGACATGGCGTACAGTTTTGATCGAAATGGCAATAAATATCTTACGCCAATCACTGATGTATCATCTCCGTTAAATGGCATTACCACTGTAAAAACTCAGGCAGATGATCCTGTCCGAAATAGCAGTACATATATGTCAGCAGCTACAAAAGCACTGGTAGAAGCAAGACAACTTGTTAAGGATGAACGCACAGAGCGCGAAAAAGCCGTTGAAAGGCTTAATAATACGCTTAAAACTTCTGGTGGTTTATACATGACTGTAGAGCCACAGGATGATGGTAGCAATATCTATTATGCGCACAATAAGCCTACACTGGAAGAATCTGATATTGTATGGAAGTTTACGGCAGAAGCAATCGGCATTTCCATGGATGGAGGAAAGACATATCCTTATGGATTAAATATTAATGGAGAGCTTATTGCAAGGCTTCTGTATGCAGAGGGAATCAATGCAAGCTACATCAATGCCGGCGCGCTGATCGTGCGTGACACAAACGGAAAGATTATCTTTTCAGCCGATATTGATAATAACCAGATTGTAATTGACGGCGCATCCGTGCGAATCGGTGCATCACCTTTGGACGGACTGTTAAACAGTATGCAAGGTCAGATTGACGGAAATATCAATACCTGGACCGGGACTCCTGCACCTACACTTAGCAATTACCCGGCAAACGAGTGGCTAACTGATACAGAAATGAGTAAGCATGTAGGTGATCTGTATTATGATGGAGACAGCCATGCTTACAGATTCCGCAATGATGGAAAAGGGTATTACTGGGAAAGATTAAAAGATACGGACGTAACAAAAGCATTACAGGATTCCGAGGATGCTTTAGCGGCAGCTAAATCCGCGCAGGAAGCGGCGGCTCTTGCCAAGAATATGACCTTGCAGCTGAGTAACGAATACCAAGGCGTTTCTGTTGATTCTGATGGAAATTATGGAACGTTTCCTAGTAACGTGAGTACACAGGCGGTCGTAATGTACGGAACACAGGATATTACATCTGATTGTAAGTTTACAATTATCAAATCAGATAGCGTAACAGGATCCTGGGACAATTCAACTAAGACATACACGGTAACAGCATTATCCGCTGACGATGGATGGGTAGATATTAAAGCAACATATATCAGCGTTCTATCAGTAGTTAAGAGATTTTCGCTGGCTAAAATTTACGCCGGCAAAGATGGCGTTGACGGCCTCCAGGGACCGAAAGGAGACCAAGGCATACCGGGACCACAAGGAGAACAAGGTATTCAAGGCCCACAAGGACCGAGAGGAGAACGAGGAATTCCTGGAACTCCCGGGGCGGATGGTAAAACGCCGTATTTGCATATTAAATATGCTCCGGTAGAAAATCCAACATCTGGACAAATGACAGAGACACCAGATATTTATATTGGTACTTACACAGATTATTTACAGGATAACAGCACGGATCCAGCTGCCTATACCTGGGCGAAATTTCGCGGGGATGATGGACAGCCCGGAAAGAATGGATATACCTGGATTAAATACGCTTCTATGCCAAACGGCGAAGATATGTCAGATAACCCAGATACTGTTCCATGGATTGATACAGATGGGAATACAATATGTGATACTGTAGGAAATCCAATCTATCTGGAGCCAGAATATGTTGCGTATATCGGAATTGCAAATAATAAGGAAACGCCAACGGAAAGTGATGATCCGGCTGATTATACATGGACCCGATACAAAGGCGCTGATGGGGAAAACGGTTCTGATGGCAAGGATGGAGCAGACGGAAAAGATGGAAAAACAAGTTATACACACATTGCTTATGCGAATTCTGCAGATGGAAAAACAGATTTCTCTGTGTCGGACAGTAATCGTGAGTATATCGGTATGTATGCGGATTTTACCGAGCAAGATAGTACTAATCCAGATGATTACGCGTGGACACTTGTAAAAGGCGCGAATGGCGCACAAGGTATCCCTGGAAAAGCAGGTGCGGACGGAAAGACGCCATATTTCCACATAGCTTATGCGAATAGTGCTGACGGAAAAACTGGCTTTGATGTAGTTGTCAGTGCCGGAAAGCAGTATATTGGCCAATATACTGATTACGACACACCGGATGATTCCATTGACCCGACAAAATATAGCTGGACGAAGATAAAAGGTGAACAGGGCGATAAAGGAGAGCAGGGTGTACCTGGCAGGACATATTTTATCGAGCTTTCATCTAATATCCTAAAACGAGGCCAGAATGACAAGGTTGTACCAAGTACAATTACGGCAAAAGCTTATTATCGAGATGGTGACAGTGCTACAAGAACAGCATATTCCGGTAGATGGTATGTGCAGACTTCCACGGATGGCTCTACATTTACAAACGCATTGGTTTCAACTGTGAATGAGCCGAGTAAAAGCTATACTGTTAGCTCACTGGATAGAAGCGTTGTGTCCGTTAGATTTATCCTGTATGCTGCAGATGGAACTACAAATCAGCTGGATATGCAATCTGTCCCTGTAGTGATAGATGTGGACGCACTTACCCACGAAGAGATATTTAATCTTCTTACAAATAATGGTTTCATGAAAGCAATTTATAAAGAGGGCAACCAGTTATATATTTCATTCACATATGCAAAAGGCGGAACGCTGAAGCTTGGCGGTCCAAATAATGGATATGGCACCTTTGAGGTGTACGACGCGAATGGAAATATAATAACTCAAATAGATAACTCAGTTGGGTTTAAAAACTTCAAGGGAAAAGAGTGGTTCCAGATAAATGAGTCTGTGGCTACAGCTGGTTACGATTCCTCCCTTGTTCATGGACTTCTTGATTTATCCGCGCAATACTCTGATGGATATTGGACTGTTTTGGAGAGCAAACAAGCTGGTCTTCTTTTAAAAACAGTATCTAGGATGAAAGTTGAGACAACCGGAAGCGGTTCTCTGACTCTCAATGTGCCAGAAATGCCTAAGCTTATAACCGGTAGTAACTTGGGGAAAAATAATAATGGAGATGTCGGAACAATTGCGTCATCCTCTATGCATTATAAAGTACTCGGGAAAACCGTAAAAGAAGACGAACTGGAAGACCTCTATAAAATCAAAGTAATCTGGGCGAAATACAAAGACGGATATCTTATGGAGCAAGATGAACGGTGCGGTAAAGAAATGCCAATGTTTGTTGCAGAGGATATTGACCGCAGATTTCCAATTGCTGTTGACCATGATAAAAAGGGACGTGCTGAAAACTGGAACTATCGTATTATGATTCCCTGCATGTTCGCAATGATAAAAAATGAACATGAAAAAGTTAAAAATCTGCAATCCGAGCTTGATTCCGTGAGAGCGGAATTGAATGAATTAAAGCAACTTGTTAAACAACATATTTCAATGGAGGTATAAGATTATGGCTAATAATACTTGGAAAAATTACACGCAGAAAAGTACAGCTTTATCGGATAATGATGAAGTTATGCTGTTGGATTCCACTGACAAAAAGAACAAGCGCGGACTGATGAGCAAGTTTTGGGATTATGTAGTTGATAAAATGGCAACGGCTGTTATCTCGAAATTGGAGACAAATAATAAGACAATCATCGGGGCGATAAATGCACTAAATAGTGAATCCAAAAAAAAATTTAACGGAAATATAAGTAGCGTTGTTTTCCGTTCGGGCTCCTCTGGTATAGATAATGTATACCTGGATTTTTATACAACTGATGGAAAACGAACAACCATTGGATTTTATACGGATGGAATGAATGGCATACAAATGATGAAAGATAATGCTCTTATATGGAGTATAAAGGCATAAAACAATTATTCTATAGTTTTATAAAAACGAATTATAGTTTCTTGTTCAACATTGTCACTATAGAGTTTATTGGAGAAACAAGAAAAAAATAACAAAACACTACCAAACATAAAATGAATATGCTATAATCAGCATATCAAAA